AATACCGATCCGTGGAAAATGGAGCATCGCATGTTGCGACATAAAGCAACCATTCAGTGCGCTCGCGTGGCGTTTGGTTTCAGCGGCATCACTGACGAAGATGAAGCCGAGCGTATTGGCATGGCTCGCGACGTGACGCCAAAGGCTACCGACTCCAAGCTTTTCAAGCCGAAAACTCCTACGCCGGAGGAATGCCCGCAGCCTCCGCCATACAAATCTCTGACTCAGTCAGAGGCCGCATCCTCGCCCGCGTGTGCATTGACGCCTGGGTCTAATAAAAATGAGGGTGCGGAATCCTTTTCTCTCAGCGATGAATCGCCTTCGCAGGTTGATCAAATCGCCGCCAAGCTCGCAGCGGCTGGCATTAAATGGTCTGAAGTTCACGGAGTGATGGCCGATCAAGGCCTCGCCGATCCTGAGTTTGTGCCGCTGCCCGAAGCTGCTTCTGACGTTTTGACAAGCTGCCTTGCTCAGTTTGACGCAATTGTGAAGCTGGTGAAAGGAGGCGTGAAGTGAGCACAAAACATACACCTAGACCTTGGAAAGTCGGCAAAGGATCATTTGTTATCGCAGATTCACCAGCACCGGGAATACACGGCAGCAATATGATCGAGCATTACGGCGGGCACCTTATCTGCGAGTCAGTTTCAGAAGCAAACGCCCACTTAATCGCTGCCGCTCCTGATTTGCTGGAGGCTTTGGAGAAATGTCTTTATATCATAGGCCATCCCAAAGATGAACCTGAAACACTGTGGAGAACAGATGATGAAATAAACGATGCTTATATGCAAGCACGCGCAGCCATCGCCAAAGCGAAAGGAGGCCAGCCATGAGCTACGTCAACCCATTCCAAAACGTGCCTAGTGCATCGAAGCTCCATCGCGTGCTAGAATGCCCAGGCAGTCATCAAGCTGAGTTTGCAGCGCCATACGTGCCCGAGGATACAACTATGGCCGACATGGGCCATGAGGTTCACGCGATTCTTGAAGGCAAACTCGAATGCGACAAGGCCAGCGCGGAAGCTGTTCAGACGGCGGAGATGTGCGAAAATCAAGCTAAGCGATTGCTTGAAGAGTGGACGTTTTACAGTTTGGGAGATGTCCATCAATCTAGCGAGAAACGCTACGGCTTAACCCGTCTTGGCGGAGTCGTGGAGATGATCAAAGGTTCAAAAGCCGACGTGATTTTTACTGGGCAATACGACCGGCTATATCTTTGCGGCAGTCACGGTCTTCTCATTGACTTCAAAAGCCTGCGAGGTGATCACGCCAGCGCCATCGAAAACCCGCAGCTAATGAGTCTCGCTGTTCTAGTGGCGAAAAAGCATAAACTTGAAACGGTGCGCGTGGCATTGGTTCAACCACTTAAAGGCAAGCCGACAACGGCGGATTTTAACGCTAACGGATTGAAGCTTGCGGAGTCGTGGCTTTTCGCTGCCCTCGATGCCGAGATGGAATCTGGGCCTGATGATCTGCGTGCTGGCGATTGGTGCAAGTATTGCAAAGCCCGCTACGGTTGCCTTAAGTTGCAAGAAGCGGCAATTCAGGAGGTCGAAGTCATTGAACCTGCTACCATTGCAGGAATGGATGGCGAGACGCAGAGAAAGGCCATGTGGGCGCGTGCTCTTGACCTTCCTGCCGCTCGTCTTGCATCTGCGATGAACGGGCTGGCAATGGTCAAACGCTACGTTGCCGCCATCGAGGGCGTGGCAAAGGCACGGGCTGAAAACGATCCCGAGTTTCAGCAGTTCTTTACATTGCGAGAAAAAAAGGGGCGGCGCTCAATTACCGACGTGACAAAAGTTTTTGCCGCATGCGAAGCTCACGGCGTAACAGCCGAACAGTTCACCGCGCTTTGTTCCATCGGGCTTGGAGACGTTAAGCAAATTCTCAAAGATGCGACTCACGCAAAAGGCCGCGCACTTGATAAACTTCACGATGAAGTTTTGACGGGCGCAGTGGAAACAGGCAAAGGCAGCGTGGAACTAGTTCCCGTTGGACAGTTGGAATAACAAAACATCATTACATCATCACAATGAACGAACAATTAGATTTGTTTAAGCTAGAGCCAAGTATTGAACCAATAGTGGCATGGATTAGCGGTCTGCCGCTGGATGAAAAAATGGATTTCATCAACAAAATTAGAGGGCGCATTCATTCCGTTTGCCCCATGAATCACGAACCCGTTGATTTTGTGCAATGGATCAAGGCTGAATCCGTTTACGCTAACGACTACAATCCTAACAGCGTGGCACCTCCTGAAATGGAGCTTTTGCGCCTTTCCATTGCAGAGGATGGCTACACTCAGCCGATTGTCACTTTTGACGAAGGATCAGGTAATCGTGAGGTCATTGACGGCTTTCATCGTCACCGTGTCGGTAAAGAGTGTGTTGATATTCAGACGCGCATTTATGGCTATCTGCCTGTCGTAACAATTAACGCCGAGCGAACGGACAAGTCGGACCGTATTGCATCCACAATTCGCCACAATCGCGCCAGAGGTAAGCACCGCGTTGATTCCATGTCTGACATTGTGGTTGAATTGAAGCGTCGTAACTGGACGGACGAAAAGATTTCAAAGCATCTTGGCATGGATGCAGACGAAGTTTTGCGCTTGACTCAGATCAGCGGACTTGCTGAGATGTTTCAAAATCAGGAGTTTTCCAAAAGCTGGGAGATTGACGACATGGAAGATGAGCCAATTACTTTGGAGGAGGAGCCATGACGCGTATTTACCACACTTGGGAAAAGTGGGAGTGCTATCCCGCTGGATTCTACGACAACAATCCGCCAAAAGGAATGAAGGCAAAAGATGCAGTCGAAGCATATCGGGCATTTTTGGCTGACATTCCGCGCTTTTCTGCCGTATTGCAGCGCGTCATTGCCGAGTGGCCGAACTCCTGCGAGCACTACCTCACAAACGAAAATATGAATCGCATTGCGTGGCTAGGCCAAGCGTCAATGTGCATTGACTCAGGTGTTCCGGCGGCATTTAGGGCTGGATACAATCTGTTAACGGAAGATCAAAAGGCGTTAGCTGACGGCGCTGCATTGATCGCGTTGAATCAATGGCTCACAGCACGCGGCGAGCCGGAACTGGATCAAGAGTCAGTCAAACCAAAGACGGAGGCAAATCTTTATTAAATGAGCAAGCTCAAACAATTTCAAGACGACGACGTATTTCAGGCTGCACAAAAGCGTGTTGCTTATGTGTTCGACAATTTTTCTAAAGTTTACGTTTCATTTTCTGGCGGCAAAGATTCATCAGTGATGACGCATCTTGTTTTAGCCGAAGCGATAAAGCGCAAAAGAAAAGTTGGCCTGCTCATCATTGATTTGGAGGCGCAATACAAAACAACGATTCAGCACATTGCCGAGATGGTCGAGCATTACAGGAATCACATTGACCTGCATTGGGTATGCTTGCCAATGCTTCTTAGAAATGCAGTATCAAACTTTGAGCCGCGCTGGTGCTGTTGGGACTCAAAAGCAAAAGATATTTGGGTGCGTCCAATGCCAGAGGTTGACGGCGTTGTAAGCGATGTTTCCGCCTATCCATTCTTTCAGCCAAAAATGGAGTTTGAGGAGTTTATGGTTCTTTGGGGCGCGTGGTATGCTGGCGATGATACTGCCTGCGGCTTTGTTGGCATCCGTGCTGACGAATCATTAAACCGCTTTCGCACGGTAGCCTCAAAGACAAAGCAGATGCACAACGGCAACAGATGGACAACAAAGGTGTTTGAAAACCTTTACAACGCTTATCCCATTTACGACTGGCGAACAGAAGACTTGTGGCGCTATCACGCGAATAATCCCGCTTTGCTTCACAACAGGGTTTATGATCAGATGCACAAGGCTGGCTTGACCATTCATCAGATGCGCCTTTGCCAGCCATACGGAGACGATCAGAGGCGCGGCCTTTGGCTTTATCATTTACTTGAGCCTGAGACATGGTTTCGAGTCGTGGCCCGCGTCAATGGCGCAAACTCTGGCGCTCTTTACATTGAAGAGAGCGGCAATATCAATGGCTATCGAAAAATCATGAAGCCACATGGTCACACTTGGAAGTCATTTTGTGATCTACTGCTTTTAAGTCTTCCCAAATCCACGCGAGAGCATTACATCCGCAAGTTTCGCGGTTTTATTAAAGGATGGAAAGGTCGCGGATATGTGGACGGAATCCCGGATGAAGCGCCAGCTATCCTCGAAAGCAAAATGTGGGCACCGTCATATCGCAGGTTGTGCAAGGTGTTATTGCGGAATGATTGGTGGTGCAAAGGTCTTGGGCTAACTCAGCCAAAAAGCGAAGCGTATCAGAAGTATCTTGACTTAAAAAAAGCGGCATGAAATCTCCGTCATATTCCGAGCACGTCGAGCAACGCGCGTTAGTCGCCTGGGCTACGATCCAAAGTAAAACAATCCACGAGCTTGCGTCATTGTTCTCGGTGCCAAACGGTGCACACGTCTCCAAAGCTCAAGCAGGCAAGTTGAAATCTGAAGGCTTGAAAGCTGGCGTTCCTGATTTGTTTCTGGCGATTACTCGCCATGGATACGCAGGAATGTTCATTGAAATGAAGCGCGTTACAGGCGGCATCGTTTCGCAGGCGCAGAAAGAATGGCATCAACGTCTTGCTCAGAACGGCTATCACGTCGTCATTTGTAGAGGCTTTGATGCCGCAAAAGAAGAAATCCTTAACTACTTAAAACCATGATTAAAATCAAAATCGACGTTACAAAATTGGACAAAAGTCGCTTTTTCAAAGGCGCAAAAGGCACTTATGCCGAGCTTGTTATTTACGAAAACGATCAGCCGGATCAATACGGAAACGACGTTTCAGTGAAGCAAGATTGCAGTAAAGAAGATCGCGAAAACGGCGTGAAAATGCCGTTCATCGGAAACGGTAAGCGCATTGGCCAGAAAGCGCCACCACCTCAGCAAGCTCGCCCGACTCGGCAGATTGCAAAGGCCGCTCCCGCGCCCTTAGAAGACGATGGCGGAGAAATTCCGTTTTAATTGTTCTCTCATAATTGAGAAACGCAATGGACAAAGTAACGGCATGGCGTTATACGCAACGCCACGTAACGCCATGTAATTATGCCCAACTATACAAAACTTTTTAACTCTATTGTTACCTCTACAATTTGGACTGAAGACGATAAAACCAGAATTGTTTGGATTACGATGCTCGCTATGTCAGATCAGAACGGCGAGGTGCACGCAAGCGTTCCAGGATTAGCGCGTGTTTCTGGCGTTTCTTTAGCTGATTGTGAAGCTGCATTGGTAAAGCTCAGCGGCCCTGACTCATATTCACGAACACCTGATAATGAAGGCCGTAGAATATCGCCTATTGACGGAGGATGGGAGCTTTTGAATCATCGCAAATATAGGGCAATGGCTTCCCGAGAGGATGAAAAAAAGTCTAATGCTGACAGACAAAAAAGACATCGCGAGCGTAACGCCACCGTAACGGATAGTAACGCCACAGTAACGCTTTGTCACGATGAGGTAACGGAAAGTCTGCATATAGCAGATACAGATACAGATATAAAAGCAGATACAGAAGGCATAATAAAAAAACATAACTCCATTCAATCGCCTTCGGCTCCAGAGGGTTTTGAGGAATTCTGGACAGCTTATCCAAGAAAGACCGCTAAATCAGACGCTCTGAAAGCATGGAACAAAAACAAGCCAGACCTCATTACCGTCCTTAATGCTTTAGACTGGCAACGTAAGTCTGAAGACTGGACTAAAGATTCAGGACAATACATCCCATATCCTGCCAGCTACCTTAATTCAAAACGATACGAGGACGAGAAACCAAAACCGAAAGCTCAACCAATCCGCCCTCAATCTTGCTTATGAACATGCCAGTATCACATGAGGCTGAATCATCGCTTCTCTCATGCTTTCTTCAAGATCCAGTCAATCGCATAGGAGAGGCTAGGAATACACTCAGCGTTTCAGCTTTTGATCTCGAAAAACACAGGCGTATTTTCACCGCTCTTGTTACCCTTTACGACATAGGCACGCCAATTGACCCTATTCTTCTGGCCAATCATTTCAGGGAAAAGGGAGAGCTTGAGCAAATTGGCGGGGCTGCTTATATCACAGAGCTTTTTTGTTTTGTTCCGTCGCCTGTCCATTACTTGCAATACAAGCGCATTGTTCAAGACAAGTATCTTGCTCGGTGCCATATCGAAGCGCATTCCAAAGCACTGGCCATATTCCAAGATTCAAGCATTAGCATCGCTAACGCCATCGAACAGGCTCAGGAGGCACTGGAATCCGTGGCAAAATCAACAATTCGCAAACTGTCACGGGTAACGCTTAAAACGGCAATGGATCAAACGATGGACGAGATCCAGGAGCGATTGAGCAAAGGGGGCGCATTAGCAGGATTCACAACTGGGTTTGATACGATGGACAAGAAATGCGGAGGACTTCAGAAAGGCCGTGTCACCGTATTTGCGGGCCTGCCTTCCGACGGTAAAAGCGCTATCATGCAAAACTGCGCGAGAAATGCGCTAAGATCAGGCGCTAGAGTGGCTTGGTATTCGCTAGAAATGCCGATTACAGAGCAGACGTTGCGAATATTGAGCGAAGACAGCGGCGTTGATAATGCATCGCTTTATAATGGCTTAATGAGTCGAGGTCAGCAGGATATGCTTATGCGGTCAATTCGTGAGCTTTCGGACCTAGGTTGTGATTTGATCGACACCGACAATGCCACGGCATCAGACATCTTGGCCGACATCGAACAAGGCGGCTACGATTTAGCCGTTGTCGATTATCTCCAGTTGCTTGAGGAAGAGGGACGCAAGGGCGCAACTCGGGAAGAAATCGTTTCTAGCGTATCCAGACGCATGAAGAATGCAGCACGTCGCAGCGGTTGCCACATCCTCACAGCTTCACAGCTAAACGATTACGGTAAATTACGCGAATCTCGAGCCATTGGTCAGAATGCTGATAGCGTGTTCATTATTTCAAAAGTCGAGGTTGATGGCGTATCAGACGAAACTCAGCGTTCATTGTATTGTGACAAGAACCGAGGCGGCGCACGCAATTGGACAATTCCACTGGCATTTTCAGGGCCTACCTTTACTTTCAAGGAAATCAGAGAAGACTTTAATTGATATGCCAGCACTAAAAAACCTTAAGCATGAAGCATTTGCACAAAGCGTTGCGCTTGGCTGCCCTGCTTCACGTGCTTATAACGAGATTATAAGCGAGAATGGAGTCTCTGACGCCGTGGCTGAAGCTAATGGGTCACGATTGCTAAATAGCGATAAGGTGAAGCTAAGGGTTGAGGAACTTCGCGCTAAGGTAGCAGAAAAAGCCGACCGCAAGTTTGACATGAGCAAAGACAAATGGCTTGAAAGGCTGGCCAGAATTGCCGCATCTGCCGAGGAAGTGGCCGACTTTTCAGCAGCTACAGGAGCGCTTCGAGAAATTGGCAAAGGCGCTGGCCATTACGCTCCTGAAAAGGTTGAGCATTCGGGCGCTACTGAAATAGTGATTCGCAAATTATGAAACCCTTTTGCCGTGCTTCCGCTGGCCGACCTACTAAGGACAGTCTAAAACAGCGTCAACATCTGTGAACCCACGGAGGAGTTTTAGAGCGGCAAATCTATTTATTGTAATGACCATTGAACTTCCTCACCGATTTAACCCGCGTGATTACCAGCTTCCCATGTGGAGGGCTATGGATGATTACAAGCGCTGCCTGATGGTGTTTCATCGTCGTGCGGGTAAGGACAAGTTATGCTTTAACAAGCTGGTTTGCAGGGCAATAGAGACGAAAGCAAATTTTGCGTATTATTTTCCTACTGCCGCTTTAGGTCGTAAAGCTCTCTGGCATAACGTGGACGTTACGAACGCCATGCGCGTCATCGACCACATTCCAAAGGAACTGCTCGCCAAGCCACCGAATCAAACGGACATGCGGATCGAACTAATCAACGGCAGCACGATTCAGATCTTGGGCACCGACAATCTGGACGTCGTGGGCGGCAACTATTACGGCGTCGTATTCTCGGAGTTTCAAAATCAGAATCCGCTGGCCTGGGACTACACACGGCCGATCTTGGCGGAGAACGGCGGCTTTGCTTGGTTCAACGGCACGCCACGCGGAGAAAACCACTTCTTCGACATGCTCAAGATGGCTAAAACAAATGAGTCGTGGTTCACCCAGGTTCTAAGCGTTGAGGATACCGGCGCTATCACGCTGGCACAAATTGACGAGGAACGGCGCTCTGGAATGTCTGAGCCGCTAATCAGGCAGGAGTTCTACTGTGACTTCAACATTGCTAACGAGAATGCCATCTATGGCCGATACATGACAGCGGCAGCAGCGGAAGGGCGCATTGGCGAGTTTCCGATTGATGGGCGCGCTCCCGTTCACACGTTCTGGGATCTTGGCGGGCCGCGCAACACGACGGTGTGGTATGGCCAACGCTCGGCATTCGGGCACTTTCGCTGGATTGACTGCGACATTGGACTTCCGCTCACGATTCAAGAGCGATGCGCGCACATGGCCGCGAAAGGTTACAACTACGGGAAACATTTTATGCCGCACGATGCACGCCAAACGCAGCGCAACGGCGTCACGTTTGAATCCGATGCAATGGCCGCAGGATTCAAGAACATCGTCGTCGTGCCTGTCATCCCTGACGTGTGGCAGGGAGTCGATTACGTCATGGGCCTAATGCCTACGTTTGAGTTTCGCGTCCCAGCTTGTGAGATGGGAGTCAAAGGACTCAAAGCCTACGAGTCCGCGCCTGATTCATCGAGCGGCATTGTTCGCAATGTTCCGTTGCATACCTGGGCGTCTCACGTTGCCGATGGCGTGCGAACCATGGCAGAGGCAGATCGTTTAGGCTTGATTCCCGGCTACAATAGCCCAGAGTCGCCACGCAGACGCCAGGAATGGCAGCAAACATAATCATCATCACATCATCATCACATGCTCTACAACCGAACCGATTTTTCCAGCATCACCGATTGGAACCAGACAAATGAGGTAATCGCCAAGCAGCTTGGTTGCTGCGAAACGACAGTCACTAAGTTCAGACGCAAATTAGGGCTACCAAGAGCGCCGTTCCTCGTCAATTTGTGCCAGCGTGATAGCGCCGGTATCCTCAACGCTTAGAACCTGGGTGAACCACGACTCATTTGTTTTAGCCATCTTGAGCATGTCGAAGAATTGGTTTTCTCCGCGTGGCGT